GCAAGGGGGGGTTCGTTTTTTAAAAAACCGTTGGCGTGTAGTGCCTGGTTACGGGCTTGTACTCGTTGGGCGTTCTTTCGGTTTACGTATGTTGCGCCTTGTCTGCTGTTACAGGCTTTACAGCTTGGTACTAGGCCGTCCTCGTGGGTGCCGCCTAGATCGGCTTCTATTAGGTGGTCGGCTTCGGTCGCTGGTGCTTTTTTACACCAATGGCATAGGGGTTTGTCGCGTAGTAGTTCTGCTCGAGCTCGTTTGTACGCCTCTGTTTGGTGGTCTTTTGCCATGTCCCTACTACTTACGCTGGTGACTATTACATAGTTTCAGTTCTTGGTTTTCAGTTCTTATTAAGGGGTCAGGAAATCCGAGGTCGGAAAACCTGACTTCGGTTGTGGAAAAGTTAGATAGTTATCCCCTGGGTTATCCACAGGCTGGTCGTAGATGAGGGTATGCGTGGACCATAGGCCGGCGGCGTCTTGCTGTTTTACTCGGCGTATGTAGCCGTAGTCCTCGAGCTGGGTCATAGCGGTACGCACGGCGTGGATACCGTCCGGGGACTGGGCCGCCAGGTTCGCCGTTGTGGTGCGCCAATTGTCGGGTTTCGACAGCAGGTAGACCAGTAGGCCGCGGGCGCGCCAACCTAAACGGTTATCAGTCAGTACATCGTTTCGAATGACGGTGAAGTTTTCGCGTGGGCGTGGTGCTCGAATAATCACAATTCGCCCGTTTCGTGTCGTCGGATCGCCTCGAGGTTGCGGGCCGTGCGCTTACGTGCGTGGTCCAGCTCTACTTCGAGCTGTTGGCATTTGGCGGCCAGCGCGTCGATAATTTCGTTAGCGTTTTGTAGCTGAAACTCGCGGAATTTCACGGTTTCGTTCAGGTCGTGAATTTTGGCGTCCTGCTCGGTGATATGGGTTCGGGCAAGGGCGATTTGGCGGGCCCATTCGGCCATTTCCTGTCGGGCCTGCGTCAGGTCGTATAGCTCGCTCATTTCTTTAGCCTTTCTTTAATTGTGGTGATATCTCGAGGGCGCCATACGTGTACTTCGGCGCCGGCGGCCGCCAGGTCGGCTAGCCATTCGTCCTGTTGGGGCGACGTTCGGCCTATGGCCGACTTCAGTTCGATAAACAGCAATTCGGGCGGGCGTACTAGCACTAGGTCAGGAAACCCGGCGTGACCCTGAATGGGGGTTGCCCATTTACCGCTAGGCATTTGGGCGGGCCGGCCGTGATGTACCCGCCAGCCGTACAGCTTCGCGAGCTCGATAACGGCGTTTTGTAGTGCTTTTTCGTTTACTTTAAACACTTCGCCTATGTTTCGGTCGTTAGCGGCCATGATCTACCGCCAGTAGCTCGCGTAGTTCGGTAATCGGTATCAGGTATTCGCGTCCGATCAGGTAACCCAAAATGGGGCCGTTGCTCGGCTTATAGGGGTTAATACATTTCACGGCGTCGGCGGCCGTGATATAGCCGATCAGAGTTACCGTGTCGGGTTCGGTGCTGTAGGTCAGTACGTAGCGGGTATGGGGCGGTTTCGAGTATTCGCCGGCGTGAAGCTCGCGGGCTTTTATGTACAGCTGGCGGTTAGGGACCGTGTTCCGTACTTCGATATTTGGGGCGACGTCGAAACCTGCGGGCCCGTTGTAGTTCTCTAGCCACGGTTGGTCTAGGTATTTGGCTACGGCGTATTCGGCGGCGAACGCTCGGTACGTGTAATCGAAATTTTGTTCGGGGGTGCGCTTATGGGCCATGGCCGGTTCAGGGGCGCCCAAACGGCGGCTAGTGACGTCCTGGGCGACGCCTCGCACGTAGTCGAGTTCGTCGGCGTCTAACCGTACCGTGACCATTATTCGACCGGCTTTCGTTCATCGGCTTTTAGACGGTCGATCAGGGCCGTAGCGTCGGCTTTCGTGGCCGGTACGTCGCCTGTCCAGCCTAAGCGGTCCAAAAACTTTAGTTGGGCGGTGCTGGGCGGCTGGGGGCCGGCGGGTCGGGCGGCTGATCCGAGGCTGGCGCGTTCCACTTTCGCCATTTCCTCAACACTCGGCCGGTTTACAGCGCCCTGATATTTCCAGTTCGCGAGCGCGCGGCCCACGGCCGACGTTTCCGCATTTTCCACGGCCGACGTTTCATTTACCCTCGAGGACCCGCGTATTTCCTCGGCAAACCCGACGGTTGTAGGTACCAGGTCGTCGCGGTGTCGGTAGATCGCGGCGCGGATAAGTACCCGTTGGCCGTCGTCTACCAGTAGCTCGGTGACTATGCGGCCGTCGGGGTTATCGGCCCAAAACAGGGGTAGCCGGTCGGCTACCGTCGAATAATTGGGTAATGCCATGTCGGGACACTTTCTCTCGGTTTGCGGTAATCATACCGAACGGGTGTGTTACGGGTAGATTTTTAAAGCCCGGCGTAGTTTCTCACGGTCGTTTTCCGTGGTACCGCCGTAAATGCCCGGTAGTTCGCGGTGCTGAAAATGTAGGGCATAGGTCAAGCACTCGAACATGACGGGGCACGTTTGGCAGTAGGCGACCGCCGCGACTTGTTTTTTCGCTTCGCCTCGGCCAGGGAAAAATAGGTCGGTGTCGGCGCCGCGACACGCGGCCCGATCGCGCCACGCTAGCGACACTTAAGACGCCATGGGTCCCACCCGCATTTCCCGGCTTGTTCTCGAGCTTCGTACAGCCGTCGGGCGAATGTCAGGTTTGCTAGCGGGTCGGTCATGTCGGCGTGTGTCCAGCCCAGGTCGGCTAGCCACGCCCGGTGGATTTGGTTGATTTGGGTCAGGCCAACGTCTACGGGGTTACCTGTCGTCGCGTTCCGACGTATCGCACCTGGTAAACATCTGCTTTCGCGCCATATCACACTTAGTAGCGTTTCGATCGTTTCACGTTCGGCGGGCCAGCCGGCCATAATGGCGGTATCGACCCATTCCTGGCATGGTGTATCAGGGCCTACAAGGGCTACAGGTGCCGCGGTGGTGCTCGGTGGCGGGCTGACGGTTGTTGTCGGGGCCGTGGTGGTGCTCGAGGGCGCTAGCGGCCTGTAGACGATCTTAGGCGGCGCTACGGTTGGCGTGGCCGGGCGGGTGTCGGTATCGACAGCTAACGCCGATAGGCCGGCGTACGTCAATACGCCCGCTAGGGCTAGTGGGGCTAGTTTCACGTTTCTCCTACGGTCGGGTCCCTGTCGGGCGTCGGATAGCCCACGGTCTACCGAATTCGTGGGGACGCGTCAATTATCCTTTTTGCGGCCGATGATCGGATCAACCGAAACGCCAGCTTTCGCCGCTAAACCGTTCCCGATCGCATAGCCGATAATTGCGGACAGTAGACCTACGCCGGCGTCGCGGCTAATGCTGTCGGTTGCCATGAGGACCGTGATACAGACCAGGGCGACGAGGGCTATAAGGGCTTTCGGCGGGTTTGCGATATTCATTCGATAGTTCCTAGATCGGGGAAAGCGGCGACCGCCTCGAGCACGGCCGGCGGCGGGTTGTCGCCACACACGTAGCGTAGGTGCCACGGTTCGGCGTTTGGTCCTTTAGCGACTTCCCACGAAAACCCGTAGCGGATCGCCGGGGACTCGAAACCGTTAGGGCCGAGTAGCCACGCCAGCAGGTCGCCCGACGCGTTCGCGACGTCCACGGCGAGGCCGAGGCCATGGTTCGAGGTGCCCGGCGTTGCCATAGGGGCCATACCGGGTTTTAGGTACCAGGTCCGGCCCTGAAACGTGCGGGTGACCATAGGGGTACGGCCTGTGTTTTTTGTGCTGTAACGGCGTAGGAAACCTGACTCTTGGCGGTCGTAGCTTCGGTAACAGTCGGCCGGGCTGGTCGGCTGTAGCTCGTAACCGGCGAAATATGCCTCGAGGGCGAGCGCGTCGAACGCCAGCCGGGCGGCCGGGTAAAGTTTCCCTTTCGGGTGACACTTCAGGGCTTCCAGCTTCGAAGCTGGTAGTCGGCCGTTCATGACGTCCTTAAGGCCGCTGGGGACGATCAGGGGTAGAACGTGGTAGGTCATGGCGTAGTTTCCTCTAATGGCGGTCGGAATTCGTCGGTTTCGGGATCATAGATAAAACCGATACCGGCGTAGGTATAGCGAAACAGTTTCGTTTGGTCGGCGGCGGGTTCGTTTGTCGCTGGGTCGATATAAACGCCGTCGCGACTGTTATAGGACGTTTGTAGCCACGTACCGCCTAAACCGAGCTCGTCGGCTAAATACTCTTGTCCTCGGTGTTCCTGTTCGTCAGGAATGACCAAAACCCTAATTACGGTGTTGGTGTCGTCAATTTCTGCGAAGTGTGCCATTAGATCGGATACCTCACGATCACTATTCCAGAACCGCCGCTACCGGCCGTACCGGGGTAAGCACCGCCGCCGCCGCCGCCGGTATTTGCGGTTCCGCTGGTCTGGCCGTAAGTTGGTGAACCGCCATTACCGCCGCCGCCGGAACCACCAGCGCCGCCAGTACCGCTAAACGACTGGCCGGCGTTGCCTGCGCCACCGCCGCCGCCGCCGTAGGTGACGCTCGAACCTGAATAGCTACTTGACTTGCCGGCGCCGCCTGCGCCGCCGCTACCGCCTCGATAGTTTGCGAGGTTGTAAGCATTAGAACCGACAGCGTTAGCACCGCCACCACCACCAGCGCCGCCACCAGCGGCCAGGGTGCCGTTTTGGCCGTTCCCACCATTATTGCCCTGGGTGGCAGTACCTGCGCCGCCGTTCGATCCTGTACCGCCTACGTTCGGGTCGAGGCCGTTATATTGGCCGCCGCCGCCACCACCACCAGAACCGCCGGAACTTCCGGCCGTAGGACCGCGACCACCTTTACCGCCGCCACTCGTGCTAGCTAACGCCCCGACCGAGGACGAATTACCGTTCGTATCCTGGGCACCGCCGCCACCAACCGTCACGGTATAGGCGGTAGCGGTAACGGCTACGCTTGCGAATTCTTTAACGCCACCAGCGCCGCCGCCGCCGCCAATACCACTAGAAAAACTACCGCCGCCACCGCCACCAGCGACACACAAAATATCGACGGTCGCGCCAGCTGGGGCGCTAACCACGGTAAACGTGCTCGAGCTGGTGAACGTGTGGATTTTGTAGCCGCCGACCTCGGTAATCGTGCCGCCGGTCGCTTCGAAACCAGCGCCGCCGCCACTAGCGACGCTTCCGTATCTAGACGCCAAAAACATTAGGCCAGGTTCCCAAACAATAGCCAGGTATCAGTACCGTATTTAACGAGCGTTGCGGCCCCGTATTGGGCGCCAATTTCTACGGCGCTATCGGCGCTGTTGATCGTCACGCCGCCACCTGCTGTAACGGTCACGGTTCCAGCGCCGAGGGCCACCAAAACGATAGTTGTACCAGCCGGCCACGCTACCGAACTTTCGGCCGGAACCGTCAGGGTGATAGCCGAGGCATTAGACAGCGTAACAATTTTCGCGACGTCAGTTAGCGCCAGCGTGTAAGTAATGCCAGTTTGGGCGTTAATGGTCGCTAGGGCCAGGTCGTTAATAGCTTCGTTAGTTCCGTTTACGTCGGCGGCCGACAATACGTCGCCGTCTACGTAAGCCTCGGAAAGCGGGTAAGTAGCCATTTTCTAATTCTCCTAAAGGGTGCTAGTTCCTAAAATACCGAATTCGGACGACCCAAGAATAAAAGCCGTCGCTAACGGTAAAGCGGTTCGTAGTTCGGTAAACCAGGTTTCGGGCGTAATTTGGTGCGAAATTCCTTGTACGGTCACGTTCGCAGTTATGTTCGAACCGCCGGGCTGGGTCCGAATAACCTGTATGGGGTCGCCTATTTCGAGCTCGAGGGCGGCCGCTACTCGGCTCGACACGCTCGAAAGGTCTAGGCCAATAGACCTAACCAATAGCTGTACGTCGTCCCGGTAGTTAAGGATCATATTCGCTTGCTGTAGGGCTTGGGCGTCGGTTTCCATAAGCAAATTCGACCGGGTTAGCGACCTGCGGAAAAACTGGGTAATCGACGCCGCGTTTTGGGCGTTTTGGGCGGTACCGCCTGTTCTAGTTACCGTTACGTCATTTGCTAGGTCGGTGTCGTCTAGCGTGACGTCGATCGCCTGATATTGAACATTCGTATTTGTATCGTCGAAAAATGTTTTGGTACCTGACGCCTGGCCGGCTACTTGTGAACGTGACCGAAAGGTGACGTCGCCATTAGCGGCTATATATAGGGCGCCTACCTCGGTAGCTTCGACCTGTTGTAGCACCTCGAGCGCCGACCGGCGGCCGCCTGGGTCGTCCTGTAGCGTGATATCGCCCGGGTCGATATCGGTAACTGAACTAGGCCATTCGACGGCGTTTAAAACCTGGTTGATACGTTCGCCGGGTAGATCGCCCGCCGCGGCGCCGGCCAGGGTTTCGACGTCGGCCAAATACAACAGCCTAAAACCGTCCTCGGCCACGATAGTTACATAGGCGATATCGGCGCCGGGTCGCCATTCGTAGTCGTAACTGGTGATATAGCCGGAAAATAGGAAATAGTCTGTTCCGCTATAAGTCGTCGAAATACGTACTTGGCGTAGGGGCAGAATGTTGCCGTAGTAGGGCCCGCTCGCGTTTTGCGGGTTCAGGTCGCCGGTCATGTCCAATAGACGAATTACGGCCGTACCCGCTTCGTAAGTATCAAAAACGCGGTCCCGGCCGCGCCGTATGTTTACTTCGGTGACCTGGCTAGTGACGTCAATAGGGGTACTAGCTGACGTACCTAAAACGTTGGTACCTAAAATTCCGTCAGTAGCGGAACCTAAGGTAAGGGCGTTACCGAAAGACGCGCCAGTACCAAACCGAATTTGGACTTTAGGGGCGGCGGGTAAAACCATTAGTAGACCAGCTGACGGCCCGACCGCTGGCTATCTATCAGGCCTTTACGTACGGTTTCGATTAGATCGCGTTCAGTAATAACCGACCCGCCGACGTTAATAACGATCGTGTCGCCGCCGCCGTTCGGGCTGATACGGCCAGCGCCCGCCGGAATAAACAGCTCGGGCCCGTTTTCGCCCACCATGTACGGCGTATTTTGGGCGACGAACCCGCCCATAGCTCGGCCGGGGTAGGTGACCGACGTTCGGCCCGAACCCATACCCGAGGTAGTACCGGCGGCCGCTCGGGCTTCCTCGATCACCTGTCGAAATGTCGTGGTTACTTCTCGAGGGATCGCGTTTAGCTGACCGATGTATTCGAGCAGTTGGGCGCGTAGCGGGCTACCGGGGTCGAGCTGGTCGGCCACCTTTTGTAGTTCGTCGGCCTGAATACGGGCAGTTTCGGCGGCGGTTAGCTGTTCGCCTGACGCTTTAGCTGTGTCGGCGGCGAGCTGAGCGGCGGCGGCGGCCTGACGTAACGCGTTTTCGTATACTTCGTTTTCGGCTTTAGCGAGGTCGCGGGCCGCGTCGGTACCCTCGTAGGTGCCGGTAATCATGGCGCCGAGAGTGTCGTTATAGGCGTTAATGGCGTCGTCGGTCGCCCATGTTTGGCTTTCGTAGCCAAGTTGGGCGTTAAACGCCGACAGCGTGGCCGTTACCACGGCCTGTAGCTGGCGTTCTTGGTCCTCGAGGGCCTGGTTCAGTTCCTCGGTAGCTTCGGTATTGTCCTCGGTGATAACGCCCAGCTCGGTTTGGGTTTTAACGTTTAGGGCTACCTGGGCTTCGGCGTCGGCTAGCGCCTTTTCCTGGTTATTTATTTCGGCTACGAACGCTTTTAGTTCGCTGTAGGTAACGCCGTATTCGTCGCCCAAAACCTTATTAGCGTTCGCGATATCGGTTGTTCCGCGTCGGACGTCCTCGAGCACCTGGGCGGCCGCTTCGAATGTCGGGTTAGTTTCGCCTCGAATAATGGCGGCGACGTCGGCGGTAGCCAGGCCGAGGGCCTGATAGGTGGCCTGTAGTTTTTCGACGCTAAGCAGGTTCGCTATATGGGTATCGGTTGCGTTTTCCTGACCGCCGGCTTCGGCTTTCAGGGCGTCCACAAAAGCGTTGGTGTTCGCTATGGCCTGCTGTTTACCGCGGTTGTAAATGCTGTAGATCGACACAGCGGCGGTAAGGACCAGGCCGACAGCGCCGAGGGCTTTATTAGCTGTCCCAGCCGCTACGCCCATTCCCTGTAGCGACGTACTAAGCGATTTAAACGTAGCACCCGCCAAACCTGCGATTACCACTACCTTTTTTACGTCATCAGGTAGGGCGTTAAACCCGTCCATGAGTACTTTTACGACGTCGAGTAGCTGGGTCATTACAGGTACCAGGGCTTCGCCAATTTCGGCCCTAGTATTCTCAAAGTCTGCTTTTAAAATTCTCTGACTGTTTGCGAGGCTGTCGGAAGTGTTAGCGAAGTCGCCGGCCGTCTGCGCGGTGCTTTCCATAAGCAGGCCGTAGCGGGCCGTTACCTTTTCGGCTTCCGTCATGCTGGCGGCCGAGTCCGAAATACCGTTTTCGACGGCGTAGGCGGCAACAGCGGCGGCCGACAGGTCGATACCGAACGCCCTAATAGGTTCGGTAGAACCCGCTAGTGACGACTGGAAAATTTGGGCGGCTCGAGGAATATCAAGGTTCATAACCGACGCGAAGTCGGCTATACGTGTCGTTAGCTCGGTAGTAACGCCTACGACGTCGCCGTTAGCGCCTGCTAGCTGTTTTGTGAACCCGGCGAACTGAACAGCAAAAGCGTTAAATTCGGTTTTCGACATACCGACGGCTTTAGCGGCGTTCTCGCCAAATTCGAAAATACCGTTGGCGGCTTCACCAAACGTCACTTGGACGGCGTTAGCGCTTTCGGCCAGGTCTGACGTAGCGTCGATAGCGCTTTTAGCGAACCCAATAATTTTTTGGGTTGCGAACGCGCCGCCGATCGACTTCGCAACGTTCCCCATTTGGTTTTGAAGGGACCCGGCGCGTTTTTCGACGTCTGCGAACGCGGCCTTAGCTTTCGCCGCGTCGGCCGTCATCAAAATACTAATTGCGGCTTTTTTGGCGGCCATTATCCGAGGTTCCTATTCCAAATTTCGTAGACCTGCGCCAAATAGGCTTCGGTCACTTCGTTTACCCGTTTGTCGGCGGCGCGATACAAAAACGGGTTTGGGTGAATACGCCGGCGTCCCCAACCGAAATGGATAGGGCCGGCGTACGGTACTTTCGCCCGGCCGGCCGACACGACGCCGCCGCGCTGTTGCCCGCTCGAGCGGATCGTATTCCTAAGGTTGCCCGAACGAACGGGTACCTCGGTTTTCGCCTGGCGTTCGACTATTTCGGCGGCGCTTTTGCCCGCCGCTTTAAAGTCGTCTTTAGCGGCCTGGTCTAGCTTAACGAGGGCGCGCCGTAGCTTGTCGATACCCTCAATTCGGATAGTCGAAGCTTCCATTATCTCCGTTCGTTTGCTTTCCGTACCGCTTCGCCGCGGTCCTGTAGGTACTGAACGATGGCGTTAAAAACGTCGGGGTCGGTGTCTAACAGGTCGTTAGGTGCTATCCCGGTTTCGCAGGCGATCGCGGCCACGAGGTTTAGGTACCCGCCTTTTAGTCGCTGTCCTCTAAAGGGTCGGCGCCCTCAATTACAAATTCGACCTTTTCGATCGTGTCTAGCCAACCGTCGAAAAGCTTTACCTTGTGGCCGGTGTTCCTCGAGGCTTCCCACGCCAAATAGTAAACGTGTTCCTGGCGTTGTTCCTCGGCCAGGGCCCGAGTCAGGGACATATTAAAATGTCGTTCGAACCCGACCGCCGAACGCGGCGTAATGCGTACTTCATACGCCGGTTCGTCGATCGGGGTAATTTTTAGGCTGATACCTATCATGTCGGGACTCTTTCTGATTAGGCGCCGATATCGCGCGCAAACGTGCCGCCGGTGAACGTCACGCTGACGGTCTGAAGCTCGCCTACCGAAGCGGAAACGACCGGCTGGGTTGCCAGCATGGCGTTACTAATCGTGTAAACGGGGTTCGAGGACGACGCGGCGCCGGGGGTAGCGGCGATAACGATCGTGGTCGTTCCGTCGCCCAAAACGTCGTAGAGGGTGGCTTCGACGTCGCCGGTTCCGTAGGCGTTAAAGAGCTCGAGGGTCACTTCGACCGACTGAAGCCCGGGGGCGTACTTTCGGCCGCTGTCCGAAAACGCGGTAATTTCGAGGCTGTCGAAACCGATATTGAGTGTGGCCGTGCGACAGTTGTCGGACAAATCGACGGTTGCGACGGTCACGCTCGGGTTCGAAAGCGTGTAGGTAGTTGCCATAGCTATTTTCCTTTTAGGTTAGGGACCCTATGCGTAGGGTCAGGTCGTAGGCCGGTAGTTCCTGCGTTCCTACTTGCCAAATGGACGGTTCGCCGCTGATCGCGTACAGGCCGCTATTTATGATCGTTTCGGCTTGGGTTAATAGGTAGTCGGCGGCGTCCAGGTTCCCGGGCGGGCCCGCCAAAATTTGGACAAGTACCGTAATGTCGGTGACTTTATTTGTGTAGGCCGTGAATTCGGGGATACCGACGAAAACGGTTAGCGGTCGGGCATTCCGCGGGTCGATCACGGGCACCATACCGAGGGCGGTAAGGGCGTTCGCTACATAGGTGCGAGCTTCGACCAGACGACCGCTAGCGGGCATTTATGCCACCTGCGGCCGGCCGCAACCCAACAGCTGTAGAACGCGGCCCATAGTGAACGACGGCGTGACCGCTACCGACATATCGCTAAACGACTGAAATCCGTCAATACTGCCACGTTCCCTATATAGCGACGCCGCATAAATCACTACTGCGAGCTTGGCCGCCGGGTCGGGAACGATCGTCGGATTATCCGAGTAACCGGCCTCTTTACGGCGCCGATAACAGAAGCTATTAGCGGCGTTCGTACAGGACTCGAGGAAAGCCGTGTCGTTCGCGGTTGCGGTTGCGATACCCAAAAATTCGTTTACGTCGTCGCTGTCGGCCCAGGTCACTTCGGTAGTCAGTACGGCGCCTACGGGGGAGAATTCGGCTACGTCGGGCCCGCCGTGGTGGTAGGTCACGACGTCAGTACCGAGGTCTACAGAAATGAGCTGGTTATGGCCGTCGAAATGTTGCCCGACGTTGTAAACAATTACGTGTTCGCCGGCGACCAGGCCGGTAGCGTCCGCGAGGGTAAGGCTAACTACGTTGTCCGTGAGGGACGCCGTGGTAATTACGTAAGTTGCCATGCGCTACCGGCCCGGTCCAGCGATCAGACGAACGCGGCCTTACGGAACTTCGCGGCGTCGATCATCAACGTAGCGAAGTTACCGCGGAACGCGATCGTTCGGGACAGGTTCGACGGGTTGTCGATCGACAGCGCGCCGCGCTGTTGCTCGAAAATTTCGTAGCCGTCGGCGTGGCCGACGATAACCGTATCGTTCGCGAAGTTGGCGTCTACGACGACACGCAAACCGAACGCCACAGCGTCGGTCGCGCCGGGCGACATGGTGCCAAACGCGTTCATGGGTCCAACCTGCGGGAAAAGCGGGCGGTCTGCGGTATCGACCAAAAGCCCGATCGAACGCCACATATTCGGGGAGAGGAACAGGTGGGTCGGCAGGTACTCGGTTGCGCTCAGGATCGACTCGGACGCCGTGTAAATCCAGCGGGCCCACTCGGCCGGGTCTGCGATATCGGCAACCGTGAAGTTGGTCGTCGTCGAGGCGCCGCTAACCAGGTTGTCGGCGGCGATGTTGTCGGTCTGCTTCGCGTACTGGCGGGCCATGTCGTTCAGGATCAGGCTAAGAACCTCGGGACTCGTCCAGCTGAGGTCCTGTTCTGAGATCGACACGTAGCCGCCGACGGTGAGCTTCGTTACCTGGTTATCGGTGACGACGAACGTACCGGCCTGAAGCGTGTCGAATTCGGCGGCCTGCTGGGCGATACTGGTGTGCGTCGTCACCTCGGGACGAATAAAGACCTTTCCCGAAGCGGGCATGGCCTTAGTCCCGATCGCGTCCACGACGGGGCGGATACCGCGAAGTGAATTGTAAACCGGGCCAACGATCGGCTCGGGCAGAATTCCGGGGGTGTCGGTGGTGCCGACTTCCGGCGCGGCGGCGCGGATTTTGTCGAGCAGGCCGGCGAATTCGTGACCGCCGCCGAGGTACGCCGAAATGTATTCGGCGGCTGTCGGCATACGAAAATCACGCTTCGGCTGGGCCCAAATCGGTTCGGTGGGGATAGTGACCGGCGCCGGGGCGGCGGCCTGAACTTCGGTAGTTTCCATACATTCTTCCTTTTCTTGGGGTTCGGTGTCGTCGTCGTCGTCCTCTGGGGCGGCGGCGGCGACCTGGTGAATTCGGGCGTCATCAAAAGCGGGAACGGCCACGAGGCTAAGCTCGTGGAAAGTACCTGCTTCGACGATCAGGGTTCCGTCTTTACCGTGCTTGTATTTGGTGGGTTGTACGCCGACGCTTACGGCGTCCAACGCACCCATTTTCAGTAGCTCGAGGGCGTCGTTACCGGCGGTGGTTTCGGCCAGCTTCGCCGTGAACATAAGCCCTTGTTCGGTGCTGACACGTTCGGTGACGATACCGACGATACGACCGAGGTCGTGGTTCTCCGCGAGTTTTGGCGCGCGGCCGTCCTCGGGCAGACTATTACGTTCGAACCGTACTTTTTGGCCCAGGCTGTCGGTGGTGGTGACGTTCCACGGTACGGCCAGGCCGGTAATGGTTCGGGTTGGCTTGTCGTCGGCGCTGGCGTCGATCGACAGCTCGGTAGCGGTGAATTTAAGCACTAGGCGAGTCCTCTACAGGGGTTAGGTCGGATAAATCGGTGGTGCCCATGAGGTCCTCAAGGTCGAATTCGACATGGCGGCCGCGGGGTAGCACGTTGTCGCCGCTTAGCGTTTCCTCGATCGCACGTAGGTAGGGCATAGCGCCGAATAGTACGAGGTCCTGGCGGGCCTGTTGGGCGTTTTGGTAGGTAAACGTCGAACCTGTCGGCGCGCCCACCAAATACGGCGGGACGTTCGCGACGTTTGCGAGCTGTAGCGACGCGAACTGTCGGGCTTCGGTTAGCTGTAGTTTCGACGGGTCGCTAGAAAACTCTACAAATTTCACGGCTTCGTTTAGGGCGCCGATCGCGTTCGTTTGGCGGGCGGTCGCCCACGCCGACGCCAGGTCGGCCAGGTCATCGGCGTCCAGCGGTTCGCCCGACACCTGCTGTAGATAGCCGGCCGCTATCTCGTTCGACGCGAAGCGTTTAGCGGCGACGTCCAAACGTAGCGCGATGTCGATCGCTCGAGCACCCATGTAAACGACGCCCTGAATGGGACTATAAAACTGAATGACGTTCTCGGTCGGTAGTTCCATACCGTTAAACGTGATTTGGTCGGACGGGCCGAACCATTGTGGGCCGGCCTGGTCCTCGGTCGAAATGTTGCCCTGCGGTAGCCAGGTCATAGCCGACGGAAACCCGGTGCTGTAGCGGGCTGTTACGTAGGCGAAAGCGCGACCGTAGAAAAATAGGTCGCTAAAAATATTCGCCATAAAGAAGTTTCGCGTTACCCGCGGGTCGGGTCGCGTAAACCAGCTTTCGCCCGGAACGTAAACCTTTTCGTAGCGTTCGCCGTCCCATTCGAGCGTATAGCTACGTAGATCGAGGGACCCGACGACCGACGCCATAAGGTCGCGGGCGCGGCTAATGGTCGGTAGGGATAGGGCGCGTTCCTCGGCTGTCCCGACTTGGTAGCTAAGGAACGCGCCCACTTGGCTAGCGGCGCCGGCCGCGGCCTGAATAGGCGCGGACGCGAAAGCGGGGGCGTTCCGCTTACCGAAAATTCCCATTACCGCGGATTATTGTCGGTTTTAGCGGGTTTGTCTACTATTCGACGTCGCCATAACGGGTCGGCGTACCACGGCCGGTTTGCTCGAAAGTGCGGCGGCCCAAACTAAACAGCGGGCTAGTTCGATCGGGCCAGGCGACTTCTGCGAACTAAGGGTAACGGTGCCCTGGGTTCGGACTAGGACGGCGCGGGCCACGTGCTCGGCTAGGGATACTTCGCCGTAATGGGCTAGTTGTCCCTCGAGGATCATATTTCGAACTAGACTGGTGAATTTGGTTAGCTCGCCGTAACCGACGGTTTGGCGGCGCCGTTCGATCGCCGGCGGCGTATGTACGTCCAGGGTCGGGGTGATAGCCAAACCGATTTTCGGGTTTTCTAGGTGTTTTTCGATTTGTTGCCAACACTCGGTTTCGCGTTCGACCATAAACGCCGTTCGGACATACGTCCGACCGTTCTCGCTCGAAGCTAGGACGCCGACATAGCGGCCGCCGTCTACTGACGCGTCTACTGCCAGTATCCCGCCGTCGGGCATAGGGTCCGACGTTTCGCATTTATCCCAACGGCCGACAGGTAGCCACGCGCCGGCCGCGGCGACCCATAGGTTTAGGTGGGCCCGTAGAAACGCGTTTTTGTCGGGGGTTTCGGCGGCCGCCTCGAGCGCGTCATACGTGACGGTCCGACCGAGGGCGGGGTTGGCCCACGAAAGCCAACGGCGGTCGTGCCAGTCGATACCGGGCGGCGGCGACCACTCAGCGTAATACAGCTTCCCGGCCCGGCCGGTTTCGATCATGCTTATAGCCTGCTCGCGTAGCTGTAGTAGCGCCGTACTGCTTTCGTCGCCGGCGGTAGACCACGCCGACAGTAGCGGGTTAGGGCGGGCGATCATAGACGGCCGTAGCGCGTCGAACAGGACTGCGGGCGACACGTTCCACAGCTCGTCTACCACGATCAAATCAAGGCTAGCGCCGTGGAAGTTAGGGACCGCGGCGGCGACTTTCAGGGTGGACCCGTCGGGCATTTCGGCCCGTTCCCGACCATACGACCAAAAGATTTTTGCGCCGTAGCCCTCGAGGATCGGGGCCAGGTCCCGAAAGATACCGCTAGCCCGATCAAGCTTATTCGCCGTAATGACCACGTGCTGGGGCGTGCCACGTAGCCGGGCCATACCAGTAACCCAAAAACCACTAAGGGCCGATAGCGCCACACTCTTACCCTGCTGGCGGGCAGTCGAAACCACGCTCTCGCGGTGGCATAGTTGGCCGTCTACGTGCTCAAGCTGGCCGGTAAGCACCATAACCTGCCAGGGCATAAGCGGTTTCAGGTGCGACGCTGCCCATTCGGCTACCAGGGGACCGTAAGACTCGGAACTACGGGCCGGCGTCACCAATCTAGGCGCCTCACGCCCAAATTCGGGTAGGTCCACCTCGTCTAGGCCGTTTTCGTCCTTGTCGGCCTCATTTTGGAGATACGGAAGGT